TCAATCGGAAAAGACCGGGCGTAAACGAGAGGACATCCATAACCCTATCGCCACCATCTATGGCACGTCGACACCTGCACAATTCTGGACGGCGGTTGCTGGCGCTTCTCTGGCTGACGGTCTGCTGGGCCGGTTTCTCGTATTCATCCCCGAGGAAAACTACCCGGACCTTCAGGATGCAGAAGTCGAGCCTATCCCACAAAGCCTGATCGAAAAAGCGATCCGGATCACGAAGGGGTGCAACAAGCACGCACCAGGGAACATCGAGAACATGATGCTTTCCGACACCAAAGCCAATCCATACACCGTCTCGTACACGATCGAAGCCATCCGGGCGCTCAAGAGGTCGGAAAGCACTCAGGAAGTGCTGCTCAAGCAGAACGAGGGAACCTACGTCACGTCTCTGGCTGGGCGTATCGTGGAAAATGCCTCCAAGCTGGCGTTGATCCGCTGCGTATCACGAGAACCCCACGATCCGGTCATCAGCGAGGCGGATATGAAATGGGGCATGGACCTCTCCATGCACTGTTTCGAGGCCATGCGCATGGGCGCAGAGCGCTACGTGGCTGAGAATGAGACACAAGCCAGAATGAAGCGCGTTTTGGAAGCCATCAGGGATATTGGCGGAGACGTGACGAAGAGTGCGATCTGTCGTGCCCTTCGGGGCAGTATGACAACCAAGGAACGAGACGACGCGCTCAATGAGCTTGTGCTCGGAGAATGGATTGTCCTAGTAATCAAAAAGCCGGAAGGCGCGGGTAGGCCTCTACAGCTCTATCGGCTCAGAGACTGAATTAATTCCAATTAAGTGCGAATTTTTTCCATGAGGTTCGCACTTAAAAAATGGCAGAAAACTGCCAAATTCTGAATTAATTCCATAAATTCCATTTTTTCCTCACGATGAAGCGGAAAGGCGCGTGATTTCTATCCTGTGTAATTAATGGAAATAATGGAATTAATTATATATATTATTGATTTATATAGATATTTTGCGATTATGAGGTATGGAAAAATTAGCAATTAATTGCAATTAATTCCCACGCCTCCCCCTATCGCCGAAACAGCGCCCCGGGAACTCACTCAAAAACCGCAGAAAACCGCCAGAAACTAGGCGATTTCGGTACAAACGGGACTCGGGGTGTGGTAGGATCGGGCATGAGCGAAACGACGAATTCCGCTGACTGGCCGATTGGGGTTTCCGTCTCCATCACGCAGACCTGCGGCAAACCGGCGACGGAATTCGAGATGCTGACTTACGCTTGGTATGCGCTAGGAGCCAAAATGCGGGCCGCTGAGGGCAGTGTAGGATATTCTACACCCACTCGGAGCGGAGACCCCGGAAGCGCCGGTGAGGCGCAAACGTCGACTCTTGACGAAGAGTGCGGATGCGACCGGTGCCAGTCCCGTCGCCCCGGCTTCACCGGCCTGTCGAAGCCTGGCTGGCGCTACGCCTGCGAACGGTGCGGAAACAAGCGCTGCCCCCACCATGAATGGCATGGCTTTGAGTGCACAGGTAGCAATGAGCCGGGGCAGATCGGGGTTGAGCGCAGCGCAGAGCGTGGGACCACAAACTCACCGGCAGAAATTGGAGGGGGCTGTACGGGGCGGAAAAACGCCCTGGCGCGATGGTTCCTTTGGGTGACTCATTTTGCTGGCGCGCTCTTCTTGCTCCTCGACTTGGGCTTGGTATTCGGCTTGCTGGCATACGCCACATGCGCATCCTTTGGGTTCCTGATCGGCAAGTTGTGGATCTTGGGGTGGCCACGCGCTTCTGGTGGGGAGGGGGTTTGATGGAAAAGCGCGCATGGACCGCAGAGGATTGGCAAGCATTCCGCGCATCCCCAAAGCGCGAGGTGAAGGAAGAGCTTGTATCACCCGAGACCGACCAAGGCAGGCAAGCGGCTGACAGGACCATTCTGACTGCATTGGGCTTTCATGCCGAACAGTTCGGGGAGTATGCCACAGAGGCGTCATTGCTACGGCTCATGAAACGGACACTGATCGATATTCGGACCATCCCGGCGCTGCGAAAATATCTGCACGGAATGGCAGAGCGTTCGCTCGTTTCGCAGGCGGGTTATGGGCGGTGGGAGGCGGTTTGATGGGCGACGAAGGTTTCGAGGCATACATGTGCCTGACCGATTTCGATTGGGAGCAAGGCAACCCCATCAAGGGAAATCGAATATTCAGCACGCTCGAAGGACTGCGGGATGAGTTTTCCTGCATCGACGGGTGTGGATATGCCAAAGTTCGCGTGTCACTCAGCGAGGCCGTTAAGGGTTCAGACCCGGGATGACACTCCCCCTCCCCACCTGGCGCGACCTGGCCGACACCCTCGCCAGCCGAGACCCCGACCAGCGCGTGACGGACAACGATCCGGGGCTCTTGATCGGGCTGTGGTTGCGAGGGATGACGCCGGACGATGCAGTGGCGGTTTTGGTGGAGTTCTGAAGCGGATTTCGTTGTACTGAAATCTTGCAATCTGCTATGAATCTTTCATGCAAGAATTGACGGCGCAGACGATGAAATGCGGATCGCTCGAACTGGACCCGGAGACGCGAGTTCTTTCCGGACCACGCGGCCAGATCCGCCTCGCGCCTGCCCCGTTTGAAATCGTGCAGAAACTCATGCGACGACCTGGTGTGATCATCTCAGTGAGCGATCTGATTTCCACGGTCTGGAGCGATCCAGACCGAGAGCCGAGCGAAGCAGATCTGGCGCTCAGGTTTCACATGCGAAGTGTGCGCGGCGCTATCGGTGTTCTTGGCTGTTCACGTACCCGCATCAAGTCAGAACCGGGCGTCGGTTACTTCATGGAGAAGCGAGAGCAATGAGAGTTGAGAACCACGAGGGTGCGGCCTACCAAAAGATGATGGCCGGGCTTCGACATGCTCAGGAAGGTGCCATGGAGCTGGCAATCCATCGCTCGGATGATCGGTTCCGGGTCATTTCCGAACAGCTCAAGATTTCAGGCGCGCGAATCAACTTGATCGCTGCATCTGCTTCGTCGCGGTCGGGAGGAGTGTGATGAAAAGTAGCTTCTGCATTGTGAAATTATGTGTTGAAGACTATTACATGGGTTGTCCAATTCGCTACTTGCGTATCTTCGGTCGCGTTATTGCCGTCTGGTCTGTGGTGAAATAAATGGCTCGTCCTAGGATGACGGATATGACGGATGTTGCGCGCGCGTTTATCGAGGCGTTGCGAAACAGCGGAAACGTCACGGAGGCTTGCCGCGCGGCTGATGTCTCTCGCAACTGGGCGTATGAACGCAAAGCCAGTAACCCGGACTTCGCGGCTCAATGGGAAGCAGCGCTCGAGATCGCAATCGATAGCCTCGAGGGCGAGGCGTGGCGCCGTGCGCGTGATGGCACCGAAGAATATATCACCTGTAAGGATGGCCTTGTGCTTGACCAAGAAGGCAGGCCCGTGATGCAGCGCAAATACTCGGACACGCTGCTGGTTAAGCTACTGACCGCGCACCGGCCCGACAAATTCAAGGATCGGGCGCAGGTGGACGTCTCGGTCACGGATCTGTCTGCCCGCATGGACGCAGCGCGCAAGAGGGCGCGGGGAGAAGGCGATGAATGAACCCCACCAATCCTGAGCAAGCCCTAATCGACGATATCGGGTCGTTTAGCCTCGACCCGTTGGGGTTTGTTCTGTACGCCTTCCCATGGGGCGAGCCGGGAACCGATCTTGCGGACTCTCTCGGCCCTCGCGATTGGCAGGCTGAAACCTTACGATCGATCGGCGAGCGATTGCGGAAAGGCTATCAGGCCGACGAGGTGCTGATGCCGGTCTTGCAAAGTATCGCGTCCGGTCATGGTATCGGCAAATCAGCTCTCGTCTCAATGCTGGTCGCCTGGGCCATGGCGACGTGCCCCGATACCAAGGTTGTCGTCACAGCCAACACAGAGCCGCAGCTACGCACCAAGACGTTTCCCGAAATTTCGAAATGGTTCCGACTTTTGATCTGCTCGCACTGGTTCAAGGTGCATGGTATGTCGATTCATTCGACGCAGCCGGGGCACGACAAGACATGGCGAGCAGATGCGGTCACATGGTCAGAGACGAACCTCGAGGCGTTCGCAGGCCTGCATAACGTCGGGCGCCGTATCCTGCTCATATTTGATGAGGCTTCCGGCATCATCGACCGCGTGTGGGAGGTCGCAGAGGGCGCGCTGACTGACGAAGGGACTGAGATCGTCTGGTGTGCGTTCGGCAACCCGACGCAGCCAACAGGGCGGTTCTTTGAGTGCTTCAACAGGCAGCGCAATCGCTGGCATGGCAAGCACATAGACAGCCGCACCGTTGAGGGTACGAACAAACGCCTGTTTGATGAATGGTCTGAGACATACGGGGAAGATAGCGACTTCATGCGCGTACGTGTTCGGGGCCAGTTCCCGAAGTCCGGATCCATGCAATTCATCGGAACTGATACCGTCCGCGAGGCAAGAGTGCGCGAAGTGAACGCGCTTATCACAGATGCTCTGGTGATGGGCGTTGATGTGGCGCGATATGGCGATGACCAGTCTGTGATCTTTTTCCGCAAAGGGCGGGATGCGCGTTTTATCCCGCCGATCATGCTGCGGGGCGTGGATACCATGACACTCGCCGCCCGCGTTGCAGATGAAGCGCAGAGGTATGGCGCTGATGGTGTGTTTATCGACGGTGGCGGCGTGGGAGCCGGGGTTGTGGACCGTTGCCGACAGATGAATGTTCGCGGCCTCGTTGAGGTTCAATTCGGCGGGAAAGCTGACCGAGTGAACTATGACGTGCAGGCCGAACGCTACCGTAACAAGCGCGCCGAAATGTGGGGAACCATGCGGGCGTGGCTCAAGACTGGCGGCATCCCTGACAGCGACGATCTCGCAACTGACCTTACCGGGCCTTGGTATTTCTTCGATGAGAACAATCAGATCAAGCTCGAGCGCAAGGAAGACATGAAGAAGCGCGGGATGGCATCGCCAGACATCGGCGACGGCCTCGCGCTCACCTTTGCCTACCCGGTCATGCCTTCAGCAAATGCAGGCGGCCCATGGGGCGCGCCAGCACAACAACAGACCTACGACCCGTGGGCTGACTAGCCTACACCGCGCCCTAACGTGGCTCTCATACGGCCCGAGGCATGGGCCTTTTCAAGACACCGAAAATCGCGACGCCTACCCCTGCGCCTGTCGCGGGGCAGTCGGTCAATCAGAGTGGCGCCAACCAGGCGGCAGCTACCACGAACGCTGCAAAGCTGGCGGGAGGGTTTGGATCAACGCTCCTGACTGGGCCGCAGGGATTAGCGCAAACTGCCACGAACGCCCCGAAGACGTTGCTAGGCGGCTGAGATGGCCAAGCCGTCACCAAAGCTGCAGCCCGATAATGACGGCACCCAGAAACTTCGGGATGAGGCCGATCGTCGCCTTGTCCTGATGCGGATGGACCGCCTTTCCTGGCGTGAGACGTGGCGCGAGATCTCGCATTACATCCTGCCGACGCGCGGCCGCTATTTCGCCGTTCCCAATCAGGCAAGCCGTGGACGTGTCAAAGGCCCGCAGATCGTTGATCGCACCGCTACGACTGCGCTTTACACCCTCGGCGCGTTTCTGATGGCTGGCATAACCTCACCCGCGCGGGACTGGTTCAGGCTTCAGACGACAAGCGATAGCGCCAACGATGACCCACAGGTGAAGACCTGGCTGGCCGATACGAAGCGTCGCCTTCAGCGTGTGCTCGCTACAGGCAATTTCTACGCTTCAATGGCGCAGATGTTCGAGGAACTGCCAGCCTTTGGGACCGGCGCATGTCTGATCCTCAAGGACTACGATGACATCGTCCGGTTCTACCCTCTCACGGCTGGGGAATATTACATCGCCCAGAATGCACGCGGCGAGGTGGACACGCTGTTTCGCGAATACGTGCAGAACGTGGCGCAACTTGTCGAGCGATTCGGATATCAGAACTGCTCTCCCACCATTCAGCAGCTCTGGGATAACCGCCAACTCACTCAAGAAGTGCCGATCGTTCACGCGATCATGCCGAATGCCTCGCGGCAACGCGGTGCATTCGGCTGGAAGGGCGAGCCCTACATCGGCGTGTATTACGAATACGGCAATCGAACGCACCCTGCTCTCTTGGTCGAAAGCTATCCGCGCAAGCCGTTCATCGCTCCGCGCTGGTCCGCTGTCAGCAATGACGCTTATGGTCATGGCCCGGCAGAAGAGGCATTGCCCGACACGAAGAGTTTGCAGGTCGCGCAGCTTCGTCTTTCCGAGGCGATAGACAAATATGCCCGGCCTCCGACAATGGCTGACAGTTCGCTGCAGCAACAGATGGTCAGCCTTATTCCTGGTGGCCTGACGTTCGTTCCCGGCCTGAACCAGATCGGTACCGGTGGAGGTATCCGGCCTGTTTACGAGGTGAACCCGAATATCACGCCCCTACAGGAGCGCATTCAGGAATTCCGGCAGCAGATCAAGACGACGCTTAAGAATGACCTGATCCTTATGATTTCGCAGGACATGGACAGCACGCAGCCTGTGACGGCGGCGGAAATCAATGTCCGGCAGCAAGAAAAAATGCTTGCACTTGGCCCGGTTCTGGAGCGTTTCCACAATGAGGCGCTTGATCCGATCATCAGCACTACGCTCGATATCATGGAGCGTGGCGGGCTGCTCCTTCCTCGCCCCGATGGACTCAAGGCAGCGACGCTCAAGATCAACTATGTGTCGGTCTTCGCCCAAGCACAGCAGGCTACCGAAACCACGGGTATCGAGCAGTTCGTGCGGTTCATCATGTCGCAGGCTGGCGTCGATCCGTCCATCATGGACAATGTGGACCTTGACCGCATGGCTGAGCGCTACGGTGAATTGCTCAACATCGATCCGACGATCCTGCGCAGCCCGGACGCGGTGGCGGGCATGAGGCAGCAGCGGGAATATGCCCAGCAGCAGCAGGCAGCATCTGAGCAGGCGATGAATCTCGCTCAGGGTGCGAAGAACCTGAGCCAGACAGACGTGGGTGGTGGCCAGAATGCCCTGAGTGCGATCATGTCGGGGATTAGTGGCTGATGTATGACCCTCATGACCGCGACGATGTGGTCGAGCGCAGAACGCGCCGCAAGGCGAAGGCCACACAGGAACAGACCGACCTCCAATGGGTTTGCGGCGATCCACGAGGGCGTCGTGCCATAGCGCGTATACTAGCGAGCACCGGGCACACGCTCGCATCTTTTTGCCCAGGCGATCCCTTGGCGACTGCGTTCCGTGAAGGGCAACGATCAATCGGCATCACCCTACACACCGCCCTAACAAATGCAGGCGACGACCTCCCAAGAGCAATTCTTGCGGAGAACGTCCAGGGTGACGACTGAAACCACGGCAACGGCTGACACAACCACGAGCGAAGCATCGGCGGAGGGCGCACATGACGCGTCCCTTCTCGGCGCACCGCAAGGCGGGGAACAGTCGGGAGCACCGGCAGAAGGTGGCGAAGCTGAAGCAGCAAAGCCCGCTGACGCCGAAGCTGCGAAGCCAGAAGGAGCGCCTGAGAAATACGAGTTCACCGCGCCAGAGGGATTTGACGTCGATCAGGACAGCCTGACCGGTTTCGAGGATATGGCGCGTGAGGTCGGACTCACTCAGGAGCAGTTCGCAAAGGTCACTGAGCACGGCCTGAAATACTTCCATGACCAGCTTGGAGCACAGGCCGAGATCTTCGCAGCACGTGAAAAGGGATGGCGAGATTCTGCACTGGCAGACAGCGAACTTTCAGACGGCAAGGCGCTCCTTCCGGGCGTCATGGAAAATGCCGGAAGGGTCTTCGACCAGTTCGGTGGCAACGAGCTCCGCATGGCTCTCGCGGAAACGGGCGCAGGTAATCACCCTGCCGTCATCCGCGCCCTCAATCAGATCGGAAAAGCGCTGGGGGTGGCAGGCACTCCCGATGTCGGGAGGCCCGCGCCAGAAACAAAGCGCGGCGGTTCCTTCGAAGACATTGCTTCCCGTATGTACCGAAAAGGATCGTAACGCGTGGCAACGCTTACCTCGTCCAATTGCTTGACGTTGGCCGATTGGGCCGCGCGTCGTGGCCCCGATGGTGGCATTGACGACATCGTCAATCTGCTTTCCCAGACCAACGAAATTCTCCTTGATATGCTGTGGAAGGAAGGCAACCTTCCAACCGGCAACAAGACGACGGTTCGCACGGGTCTGCCGTCCGCGACGTGGCGTCAGCTATACGGTGGCATCCAGCGCAGCAAGTCCACGACCGCGCAGGTCACGGACACCTGCGGTTACCTCGAAGCCCTGGCTACGGTCGATAAGGATCTGGCCAAGCTGGAGGGCGACGCTGCTGCCTATCGTCTCTCCGAAGACATGGCCTTCATCGAGGGCATGAATCAGCAGATGGCCGGGACGCTGATCTACGGCAATGAACAGGCAACCCCTGCCGCGTTCACAGGACTCGCACCCCGCTATAACACGATCCAGACGGCGAACGCGGCTTCAGCGGCCAACGTCCTCAATGCGGGTGGGACCGGCAGCACGAACACCTCGATCTGGCTATGTTGCTGGGGACCGAACAACGGTTTCGGCATTTTCCCGAAAGGCTCGGCGGCTGGCCTCAACGTCATGGACGTTACCACCGATGCGCCGATCACCGCCCAGGATGGCAACCCGTTCTTTGCTTTCCAGACCCATTACAAATGGGATTGCGGCCTGACGATCCGTGACTGGCGCTACTTCGGGCGCATCGCGAATATCGACGTATCGACGCTGACCGGCTCGAGCGCGCCGAACCTCATCAGCCTGCTGACAGCTCTGACGTACAAGATGCCAACAATGCCGCGTCGTGTGACGAACATCCAGTCGGCATCCAACGCTAACGGCACGCTGCCCCTGTCGTTCGGCAACCCGGTGATCTACGTCAACCGCACGATTGCCACGGCTCTGAGCCTTCAGGCCATGAACAAGACCAACGTGCTGCTGGCGCTTCAGGAATGGGACGGCATGCCGACCCTGACGTTCCGTGGCATCCCGATCCGCGTCTGCGATCAGATCCTGAACACCGAAGCCGCGGTATCGTAAGGAGCGACGCAAATGATCATCGACAACCTCCTCCTGTTCTCCAACGCGCAGGATCTCACGGCGGCGGCGGCCTCAACGGCCCTCGCTTCCAGCAATGTCATCGACCTTTCGCAGAATCGCGATCTCGGGCCTACCGAATATCTCAAGGTGTTCGCTGAGTTCCCGACTCTGCCGGTTTCGGCCACGTCCGGCGCCACGATTGCGGTGGCAGTGCAGGTATCCACGGACGCTGCAAACTGGACCACCTTGGAAGACTTTCCCGGGATCGTGGTTTCCAATGTCACCACCGGTCAGCCTTTTGCGGTGCGGGCCAAGCTGGCTTATTCGAGCAGCCTCTATCGCTATCTCCGGCTGACCTACACGCCTTCAGCAGCGCTAACTGCCGGGACCATCACAGCCGGGTTCGCGCTGGATGTGCCCGGACGCCATGACTACCCGCGCAACTTCGTAGGATGAGGTGAGGCGTGGCCCAATATCGCGTCAACACCCCGAGCTTCATTCACGGGCGCATGTACGTTGCGGGGGATGTCATCAATTTTGATGGTGTCCCCGGCTTCAACCTCGAGCCCATGGATGACACCGCGAAGAAGGCAAAGACCTCAGCCAGTAAGGCTGCCTCTGCCGATGTCAACAAAGCCGAGTTCGCGCTGGCAATGGCCGACAGTGTTGCGAACGGGGGCAAAACCGGGGCTTGATGGCCCGGCGAGGTAAGGCGTGGCGACCACACAGATTGATCTATGCAATCGGGCGCTACGCCGCCTTGGAACGCAGAGCACAATAACATCGCTGACCGATGGATCCGTAGAGGCTGATACTTGCGCAGCGTTTTACGATGATGTGCTCTGCTCCCTGCTCGAAAACCCGAACTGTTCGGCATATCCGAACTATTCGTGGCAGTGGCCACGCCGCGTAACATCCGGCGTTGGCGCGACAAGCACTGATCCACGGTGGCTGTACGAATACGCTCTACCCTCCGACTGTAGCTCGGTTAGCGGCCTCATCAACCCGAATGTTCCAGAAGGTTGGTGGCACCAGCCGGAGCGTCTTTTCCTTCTGCGTGTACCCTATGAGATCGGCGCAGGCATGGCTGGTGGTTCGACACTTGTTCCGGTGATTTGGACGAATCTAGCCGATATCGATGTTCTGTATGTTTCGAATGGCATGGCGATTGATAGCTGGCCGTCATCGTTCAGACGTGCATTTTGGTTATCTCTAGCGGCTGAGATTGGCACTTCTCTCGGCGTGTCAGGTGCTTCGATATCCGCTATCGCCCAGGAAGCTGACCGGGCTATTGCTCAGGCGTGTCAGGCGGATCAACGCGTCGAGGTGGTGACGACGGATTACATCCCGGATTGGATGCAAGTTCGCTTCAATGCTCCATTCGGAAGTGGGATCCCAACATTTGATCCAGCCATTCAGCCAGCATCCGGCCCTACAGCCTTCATCGTTGGGGACGTCGGTGCCAACAGCCCGTTGCCAGCATACCTTTCGCCTGCGAGCAGCCTGAATGGTGTCGTGGCAGTCGGGCTCGAGACGCGCGATCTGGGCGATGGGTGCAACCAATATATTCCAGCCAGCACTCCAGATAGCCGCATAGGTATTCTGACGATTGGCGTAAGCCCGGTCGCCTGGCGCCGACCATACCACAACATGATTACGCTCGGACAGAACCCGGGCGATGGAGAGTCCGAAGCATGAGATACATCCTCCTGACATGCACCGCTCTAATTGCTTCGGCATTCCCAGCTCATGCACAAGTGCCTGCTACGCAATGGCGATCGGGATACTCTCCGAGTCTGGCTGATTGGCAAGCCGCCCTGACCTATCAAGGTCAGAGTATCCCGGCAGCCGTCGCTAACATGATGCCAAAGATAGATGGTCAAGCTACGAATCCTGTTTTGAACGGTGGCACCGTCAATGCAACCGATCTCAGCGCAGGGACTGTTACCGTTGGTGGGGCGACGAACTCGGTCTCGCAGGCTCAGGCATTCGGGCGGCTCGCTATCTATCCTGACGATTACAAGGTTGCGGCAGACGGATCTGACGACGCTCCCTCCATACAGAGAGCCATCAATGCCGCCAAGCAGGCCGGGGGCGGCCTGATCCGCTTCATGCCGCGTGGCTACACCCTCAACAGCGGCGTCACGATAACGAGCAAGATAGACTGGGACTGCTCCAGCGCT